ATCAAACAAGAATCTGCTGGAGCAACTCTTAATAGTAAACCTAATTCTTCAAACGATGATAAGAGAGATCACTTTGATCCGAATTACCCCGGACAAGGCTCGCTCGACGCATATGTGCAATATCATAAGTTGGCTGCATAATGGCTGAACCGGTTACAATTGGCGGTCAAACCTTCATTAAAACTGGCGACGGTTGGGTAGATCAAAAGTCAAAAATAAGAGCGCCTGAAGGATTGCTTTCGCTTTTAAATAGACTTCAAGTTGAAAATTCTTCTGAAGGAAAGAAGAAGCGTGTTCGTATTGATACTTCTCGCCCGGTTGTAAAACTCGGTAAAACAGAATATGTGTGGGATCTGAATAGCAACGTATGGATCGACAAGAAAACAAAAGACGCTGCCAATCCTGCCTTTAGTAAACTGATTGAAGCCGCTTATCAAGGTATTATAGAAGGTACGACCGAAGAAGAAAAGCTTTACGAAAGTTGGGCGAAGAAAGCTGCTGCTGGACAAGTTTTTTCAGGAATGGGAGTAGCTGGACAAGCTGCGAAACAAAGAGTGAGAACTCCTAAAGGTGGCGGACAACTTCCTGCTCCAAGTATAAAAATCAATTCTCCTATCGTTCAAATGATAGAGAAGCTAGCTACGATTGACGGTTATCTCAAGCAAAAATTAGATAATCAAAAGAAAATAGCCAGTAGAAATTTGACTATGGCCAAAGAAAATGCTATCGAGGCGAAATCGGGCGATGCTTCTCCTATCGAACAAACTTCTGAAAACGATGCCGAAAAATCTAATGCTACGGGAATAGGTGCGGCATTACTTGTAGGTGGATTAATAGCTGCGCAGTTTGAACCAGTACAAGAAGCATTTAAATCTTTGGCGAGTGGTATTAAAAGCGTATTTAATTTTGTAGGAAACGTTGCTAAAACTATTTCTGATGGATTAGATTTTTTTACTGGGGGTTCTTCTACTTCAAACTCGAGCACTAAAGCAGATTCATCCACAATACCAAATATTACTCAAGGTGGTGCACCGTCTTCTCCTAATATCGCAGCACCTTCATTACCGGGCGCGCCAAGCGAAACGAATCAAACAACTCCGAGTACTACATCTTCGTCTTCTTCCAGTATTCCGGCGGCAATGCCGAATTCTGGTTCGAATAAATCTGCGGCTACGGCTTCAAGAGGAAGCGGCCCAACTCGCGCCAATACTTCTTCTGGAACGACGAGTAATTCTGGATCAAGATCTTCAGCTCCAAGCCCGACTCGATCGAATACTACTCCACCTCTTGCACCATCAGCTCCTGCTGCAGCTCAATCGACGCCATCGCCAATTGCAACACCTACTCCTGGTACGCCTGCAACACCTGCAGCGCCTAATGCTACTCCACAAACAGGTGCTCCACCAACAGGTGCACCTACCGATCTTCAAAGGTATAGCCTCAAAGATCCGTCACACGTAAGAGGTTTTACTCCAGAGTTTGCTGGTAAGTTAAGCCCATTTCTTGCAGCTGCTGAACAGGCCGGTGTACCAATTCAAATCACTTCCGGATTTCGTCCATATGCCCGTCAAGCAGAATTATTTAGAGAAGCGGTTAAAAAATATGGCAGTGAATCCGCGGCAAGAAAATGGGTAGCACCGCCCGGCAAATCAAATCACGGCAGAGGCATCGCAGCGGATATTACCACGAAAAATCCTGGACCAGCTCAAACGTGGGCATTCGCGAATGCAGCTAGGTTCGGTTTGGAATTTCCAATGCCGTGGGAACCGTGGCATATTCAACCGATTGGAACTAGCGCCCATTCTACTGGTCATTCCACCGATGGTATCTTAGATAAAATCATAACTTCTGGAGTTGATTTAACCAAAGGCGCAATGGAAGCCCTTGGTACAATTGCACGCGCCGCATTCGGCAAACAAGATTATGTGTCTGGATCTCAACTTTTAGGCTTTAATGATACAATGTCAGGTAATATTTCCGAAGCCGCTCGAGAAAAAACTGCCGCGATGATTGATTCAAAAACTCCTGAAACTGTTGCAACCGCGATACCAGCTCCAATCAGTTTGAGTGTAACATCTGGAAGTTCTTCATCAGCGAAAAATGTACAAGCAGATTCTGATGAAGCGAATATTCAATGGTATTTGGCTCGTATGGGGGTGGGATCACCACAAAGTAAGTATAATGCTCTTGCAGGTTTAAGAGCATAAAAAAAGGGCGACCGAAGCCGCCCTTTCCCACCTTATCAATCTTCTTCGGCAAGCCGTTTGAAGAAATCGAGATCATCGTCATCATCACTGACTGTGGAGGTAGGAGCAGTAACTGCTTCCACCGCCTTGAATGTCGGTGCAGGTGCACGATATTCATTTTCATCCAGATCAACACCACGAATCTTTGCAGGCTCCGCAGAGAGTGCAAGGACTGTATTTAAACGAGTCTTGAGATCTTCATAAGACTTGAATTGCTTCAGATCTACAATTTCAGTGAGCGAACGCTCCTCGTTGTAGACCCGCTCAAGCTCACTGTCATCATCGAACAGTGGTGCGGGAGTATCGAATTCAGACTTATCGTAGTTGGGGTAACCCTCAACCTTACGAATTTTGAGCTTGAAGTTAGCACCTGCCCAAAGATCGAAAGGATTTACTGGCTTCTCGTCCTCAAAACCTGGGTTCATCAGATCGTTCAGCTTATCGAAGATCTTCTTGCCATACTTGTACAAGAAGACTTTGCCTTCGTTTGCAGGATTGCCTGGATCCTTCACAACATAGATGTTGCTGTGGTATGCCAAGCGACGCTTCTGCTTGCGCGCGATCTCCTTATCAGAGTCAAGACCAGTGTTCCAAAGAACGCTGTTATATTCTGATACGGGATCGTCTTTACCGATAGTCGTCAACGACTTCTCGATATACCAAAGTCCAGTTGGACCCTGGAAACCATGGTCCCAGATGCGAACAAAAGGAATATCTTCGTTCTTCGGTGCAGGAAGGAAGCGAATGACAGCGTAGCCGTTACCAGCCTTATCGACGGTATGCTTCCAATATTTGCCCTCATCGGGATCTGTGTAGGTGGTATTTTGTTTAGCAAGTTCTTTCGTGAGTTTCTCGAACGAGGAATTGGAAGAACGCTTGAGGTCTGCAAATGACATAATTAATCTCCTATATGTCGGTTTTTTACGGTATGTTTCGATGTATTTCGATTGCAGCGAACTGCAANTGTATTTATCATGAAGTAAAGACGTCNTTGACAATTTTTCTGCACCGAAATGCATCATAATGAAAGAACGGCTTATACTTCAGCAGCTTCTTGTGGATGCTGGGCCATAGGACACCATCCTCAATTTTCTTGTTCCAATGACCGAAGAACCCGAAAATATCATTGAGGATAATCACCGTCTCGATAGAAATCTCGCGACGAAGATATTTTTTNAGTAGAAAGGGATGTTGCCCATTCTTTACAATAACACAATCATTGAAATTTGTACATAGTTTTTTTACATCTTCTTCAAAAATATAAGAAAGAGATTGCTGTCTCTTTAACCATTCATTGTACACTTTCTCTGAGTCATCATCAAACAGATCTCCTATCCATTTTAGATCGCCATCAATAAAGTTGGCAACCAGATATTTGAGAGGATCTTTATGTTTTGACAGCTTATAGAACTGATACTTGTCCTTACGCACATCAAAGCTCGAAGGCTTGGCTCCGATCCTGCCGTTGTATTTGATGTAGTCGTAGCTATCTGTTGTGAAGTGATTTTTAAGGGCAAGAAAGGTGGTGTAGCTCTCGAAAGGAGTCATACTGGTAACTTTGCCCTCTTTGGCATGAAGTTGAGTTCTTCTGCTTCGTCTTGAAGCTTTGCCTTAATACGAATATTGCTACGAATAATACTCGCAGCAGCCTCGAGCTCGATGTTATTCTTTTCACAATAATGGACGACGGCATCCATATAATCTAAATTATAATTGATAACCAATCGTTCAATTTCTTTAATGAACTTTTCAGAAGTCAGTGCTTTTGTTGAAATGACGTCGTCCATCATGATATAATTATCCTCTATAAAAAATGTGTGCGCCAATTTTAGTCGTACGATCAAAGACTCTGCCCCATGATGGGTTTACATAGTCTGCGTGGTAAAATTTTGCGCCTTTTGTAACGTCAGTGTAGTTACCTAGATATACGTCTTCAGCAACATCTGTTGCCTTACGATATGCTGTCATATCAGCTATTCGCTTTCCTCCCTCACACTTCCATGAAAATTGGCATACGCCTTTGGCCCTTTGATTAATGACCGCGCATGGTGTCTTTGGGAATCTTTTGTCTTTTACGCGATTCAATACTACATTGTTCACCGCGATTTTGCCTTTTGTTGGCTCATGGCCTGCTTCGAAATATGTATTCTCAGCCATGCATTTGATTTGTTGTCTGTCATGCCGATTGAGATACACAGCTTCTTTGACAACAATCTTTTTTTCGATTACCTGAACCACAGGAACTTTTACGATCTGTATTTCAGGCTGTTTAGTTGGAGTAGCCAAAGCCACACCTGTGACTGCGATAATACCTATGACAAAGCCTTCTGCCCAGCGTAGGTACGGGAAATCTTTTCTGTTTTCGAAAAGTTTCATGTTTGTCCTCTTAGTCTCAATGACCTTGGCAAACAGAGACTACTTTCCAGGCATCTCAGCCATATAGTTTTCTGCCGCTATAAGAAGATACACAAGAGAATAACGAAGTATCTTCCATCCATTTCCCTCTTACTGGAAATGCAAAATCATTAGTGTTTTCGTCGGTGACATCCGAATGATGCCGCTTTCTAGCCATCTAAGACTTGAAGTTTTTGTAAGAGTCAATGGAGGGATTAACCTCCGTCATATTTTATTTATACTACCACCAGCGGTTTTCTGGCGACNCGTAGCACTTCTAGAACACTTCATGGTAACGCATTGTAAGCATACGGACAAGAAATTACCGATAACCTTTCACCTGTAAATGGTTCAACAAAGTGTGGAATGTAAGAAGGGAAAACAACTATCATATTCTGTTTCGGTTTGATAATGATATTACTATCTTCGTACAGATGCAATCTGCCACCTTCAAGATCTTTAATATAAGGATAATAGACGATAGAACACATCGGGTACTTAATCTCTCCAGTAGCGTCGTAGTGTCTTTCATCTTTATCAAGATGCCAATGTGGTACAGTATTGTTTACGTTTGACCAGATTTCTGAACCAATAATTCCGCTAAGATTAAAGAGTGTACCGGCTATATCGAGCAATTGTCTTTCTGCTATAATCATGTTTTCAATATACTTAAACCCATGAAATTTAGGCCCATAATATGCATGATGCATTGCAATGCGAGATTCTTCAGATAAGATGTTTTCGAGTATGATCATAGTTTTAAAGCGGCCCGTTCTGTTCCAAGGTGGAGCCATACCCGTGTAGATCATGCCGCTAGGCGGATATCTGCAAAGCTATCGTTATCGTTAGCATTTATGTTTTGTGGCA